TCCTAGGATAGTGAGAATGCCCGTTACAATGACGATAACGCATTGTGTTTTAGGTAGTGCGATATGCTTTGACATAAGCTACTTCTTTGTCTTGGTAGTGTGCTTAGTTAGTGTGGTATGCTTTGCAACTGTGGATTTCTTGGGCAAATCAATAGGCTTAACACCTATTGCATCAAGCTTACGATTCACCACAATATCTTCACCGTGTCTTAGTATCTCAGTTACTCTACCAATCCCCACGCACAACAGCTTACCGATCTGTCTGTATGTCAGACCGTTCTGTCTTAGGTGGTAAGCCTTCTCACAATCGTACTTCTTGAGCCACTCGGTCTGGTCGTGTTGCTCTTGGTCAACGTATGGCTTTGATGGGTAAGAGATCCATCCAGCTTTGATTGCGTTTGATACAATGGCTGGAGCTTGATTGAGGAGAGTGATACGCGCTTGAATGTCTAATGTGTCTTCCTTCTTGATACCATCGACATCCATCTTCTTGTGGAGATAACGCTTGTGATGCATATCAATCACCAGTCAAACGCTCCAGCTCTTCCTCAAGATCATAGATCTTACGGCGTTGCTCGTTAAGCTCACGCTCTAAGCGTCTAGCAAATGCCATTGCGAGTGTCGTTAGATAAGGAGGAAACTGGCCTTCAATACGCTTCTGTTCTAAGTCAGTGCGCGGAGTGTCAGTCTCTGGATCTTCCCAGAATGTTTCGGTCTTGGTCATGGGTGTTAATCCTTAGAACGGTACCCCATCGTCTTCAGGTCCAAGCGGATCGTTAGTGGTAACCTTCTTAACTGGTGCAGACTCACGCTTATCTAAGTCAGCATAGTTACCCAAGATAGGACCCTTCTTGCATTCTTGTCGTGCTGCTTTGCTAATAGACTGCACAATCATCCCATCGTTACCGTATTGGTCACGACCGGACTTATTGGGGATAAGTGCAATGTCCAAATATGTTCCAGCTTTGCCTTTAAAGAGAAAGGTCTTGTCAATCTTGGTAACGTCAATCTTGCCGGTCTGCATGGTTTGTATGGTGTTTTACTGGGGATTTCTATGTTGCGCGGTGAGTTTACAGGATTGGTTTATGGAGTCAACCCATCGTTGGGATTAAGTATCTACACCGGAGTCAGTGAAGCGGCAGAACTGCCCATCGTACCAGAGTTTGACCACTCCGCATTCACCATCGCGTTGCTTGGCAATGATGATGGAAGCCTCCCCTTTTGCTTCTCTCCGGTCTCGGTCTAATAGCATCACACAGTCAGCATCGCGCTCCAGCTGTCCGCTGTCCGCTAGGTCGCTGAGGCGGGGAGTGCGACCCTTTTCCTTTTCGTTTTCGCGGTTCAATTGAGCCAAACACAACATTGCAACTCCAGTCTGAACGGCAATGTCTTTGAGTTTTCCTGACACTTCAGCCACCTCATAGGTCCGCTTTTCTGCTTTGTCTGCGGCTTTGACCTTCTGGATGTAGTCAACGATGACCAAGCGGACTCCGTGCTTCCTAACCGCACGACGGACGTTTGCGGTGATGGATGAAACGCTTTGAGAGCTAGAGCCATCCAAGAACCACAATGGACTGTTGGCGATCTTGCCAGCCGCCATACTCATTGAGCGCATATCTCCTTCGCTTAGGTTGCCGCTCTTGAGAGACTGCATTGATACACTGCCAATGGATGCAACGGATCGTCGGAAGATGGCTTCCTTAGACATCTCCAAAGAGATGAAAAGCGTCGGGACTTTGGCTCTTACCGCTGCGGCTTCAGCAATGGCAATGGCAATGGCGGTTTTGCCTATAGATGGACGAGCCGCAATTAAAGCCATCTCACGGAGCTGCAATCCATCGGTCATTTTGTCGAGCCAATGGAAGCCGGTCGTGACCCCGCTCAATGTACCTTTGCGAGAAAAACGCTCTTGCATCTGGTCAACAAACGATCCTGCAACCTGTTTTGAGGTTGAGAGTGTCTCACGGGATAGCTCAATGCTGAGGCTGGCTTCGGCATTAGAGACGATTTGATCTGGCTGGAGGGTCAAGACAGCGGACTCCCGTATCAAACGGTCTCCAGCGAGTCGCAGTTGGCGACGATGAGCGGCTTCAATTACACCTTTGGTGTAATACGGAAGGTTTGCCGGTGATGGGCAGACTTCCATCGCTTTGTTCCAGTCTTCAAACGGGATTGGCTGGTTGCCGTAGATCTTGCGCCACTCCTTTCCAAGTTCTTGGAGGGTTGGATTTCGGTTGGCTTGAACCAAAGACTTAATTGTCTCGTAAGTGTCGCGGAGTGAATCGGTTTCGATCCACTCGCTTTTGACCTCAGCGAACGCATCGGAGCAAGTGTCGATTGATCCGGTGAGACAAGCTCCAATCAGACCAAATTCGTCGTCTTGAGCAAAGTAAGGGTCATTCATACGGAATCCCTCCAATCAACGTCCTTCTTTTGAGATGACTGGATTGGCAGCGTTTGTTGCGAGTCATCGTCACCGGACTTGCAACGGTCTATCTCAGTGTTCCAGTTGTTTAGGAGTGTAAGAATGTCCTTCCTTCGATACTTGTTCTTGGACTCATAGCGAGCATCCAAAAGCTGAAGGTCTGATTCTGTAGTGTTGAACTTAACGACAGACTTAAGAGCTTTGAGTTCTTTGTCTGACCACTCGGTGTTGTCTCTGCGAGAAAACCATTTGTTAATCCGTGAGCGAAGCGAATCGGATTCTGGATCTGAGACGCTTGGAGTTTTCAAAGAATTAGTCTTCTCTATCTTCTCTTCTCTATCGGTTACCCCGTGGGTTACCTGCGGGATAACCGGATTTAATTCTGGGTTAACCCGTGGGTTATCTCTGGGTTTCTTTGGTCTCCCTCCTTTTCCGCCATTTGACCATGATGCAATTAGGCTGGAGTTAACCTCATCCCATTGATGGGCAACAAAACATCCGTCTTCTATCCTTCCAAATGTCTGGAGAATCGCAGACCAAAACACGTTTGCGTCTCCTCCCCACTTGCAGACGGCAGATAGGATTTCTGGATTCCAGTCAGGGAATCGGTTGGTCTTTCTGGTCTGACAATGAGACCAAAGTCTAATAATGTGGAGTGGTGCGCTTTCGGTTCCCAATAACCGGACGATCAATCTGGTTTTCCAGTGATCTAGGAAGTCAGTTTCTATAATCATGCTACAAACAGAAACCCCACTCAGTCCGTGGTGAGAACTCCCGCTGAAGCGACGGGACGTACACGGAAAGAGTGGGGATAAATTGGTTGAACATGGCTTCAGGTAGAGTTATCAACGCTTGCTTCTCACGGCTTGCGCTGACTCCTTAAGTCCTAACTCGGAATCGGTGTTTCGTCCAGCTTGAACTTGTCGAAAAATTCGGCTTTGGGTCTGACGTAGAGAATCCCTTCTTTGCGGTAGATTACCGCAAGCCTCTTTGTCTCAGCGATCCGCAGTTGCGCTTCGGAGACCAATTCAACGATGACTGACGGGTTGGCTTTGGATCTGTATTTCATTTTATCAGACGGTAATGCATTACTGGATACACGCCACGGCTTCCAGAGACGACCCGAAACTTCATGGTTTCAACCAACCCCTTCTTTGCGGCTCTGGAAAGCACAATACCGGAAGCGTTGTTGGTTATCCCCCACTCCTCAGACCACTGTGCAGCGGTCTTAAAGCCTTCAGGGACCTCTTCGGGCTGATTGGCTATTGCGAGCCTAAGTTGTCTTAAAAGCTCGGAAGAGTCCATTTCTGTTCGTTTTGCGGCCATTGGTGCAAGTAGAGTTGAGCTGAGTTGTCGGTGTATTCCCCAAAGACTATCCCATGAGACCAAGCTAGGGTTGATCTCCGTTTGCTCGCGTAATCCATTGCAGGAATGTCTGCAAGCGTTCCAACACAAAAGCCAATCGGAGACGATTGAGTGCGACCAGTCGCTTGACCGGCTCTGTGAGCATGAGCAACAACGCAATTACCAAATGTCTCGGCTGAATCACGGATAAAGTTTTCACCAAACAAGACACCGTGTCCCCACTTAAATCCGCCCAACCGATAGAAAGAGCGATCAAGTGCGTCATTGTATTTGATAAACGTATGACAGTGTTTCTCAATTGGTTTTAGCATTCGTTCCCATACAGCCTCAGCAAATCCTCTTACAACAGCGTTATGATGATTCAGATACTTCTTAGCTCTTTCATCATGGTTTCCCATTGTGAAGACTGTTGGTCTTAGTTCATCCAGAAACTTTGCCCCCTCTTGTATGTCGTCGAGGTAGTCATCGGCTTGGTCCGAGTCTTGAGGGTCTCGGAGTGATCCACTGCGTAATGATGCAAGATCGTACGCGTCTCCGAGATGAATCACTTCGTCGGGTTTGAATCTCTCGCGGAAGAGTAGCACCGCAGCGAGTGCATCTTGATTGGCTCTGTTTCCATGACTGCATCCAATCG